CTTTAACCCAATGGCCTCTTTGATCTGTTTCCATCTGCGATCCCAAGTTTGTTCCTTCGCCCAAAGCCTCCCTTTTGTGTTGGGGTATTCCTTTATGGCTTCATCCACTGCCTTTACCCATCCATCTACATCGTCTGTGGATACAAGTTTTACTATCCCGTGTTCCGCCAAAGGCTCTAACTCGGGGATAGGGGATGCGACTATTGGCCTGCCGCCTGCGGCATATTCAAATATTTTCACCGGGGCCTGATACAGGGTATAGTTCATTTTTATGTCTATTGGCCGGATCGCTACCTTTATCTGAGACATTATGCCCGGCAGCTTATTATAATGGATATGCCCGGCGCAATAAATGTTCGGATGTTTTTCAATTTCGCACTTCTGTTCGCCGATTAAAAGCACTTTATATTTTTCGGCGAGCGCCCTAAGAACTTTTTGGTTTAGCCCATCATAAACAACACCGATGTAGCCTATGATATCACCGCTTTTGGGGTCGGGATCCGCCGCCCTGGAAAAGTGGTCGTAATCGCAGGCGTTTGGAACATACAGAACCTTACCACAGGCGTTTGATCCCTGTTGCTTTGTTATTGCCGTTACTCTCTCGTATGTGATCTTTGAAGCGCACAGAACATGGTCGGCCTTTTTTATTAGCCGCGAATCGTTGTTATCAAAGAAGTCAACACAGTCATAAATCAATGTCTTGTACTTCATCTTTTCCAGGAATCCTGTTTGTAAAGCCGATGTAACATAAGCTATATCCACTTCATTGACGCTCGGACAATTCTGCCAGTCCTTTACGAGGTTCAAATAAGGAATAACCTCATGGTCACCCATGATCGATTCATCCCCAAAAAATACGCGGTATCGATCTTGCGCCGCTAACTTCAATAAATGGTGAGGTCTCTGCTGCATCACATTCCAGTGCATACATGGGGGATAAGCAATAGTCAGTTTGCTTGTTTGCCACGGATTGCCGTCGTCCCATTTAACCAATGTTGGGCGCTCGTCCAGAATAGCGTCGTAAACTTCCTGTTTGAAGAATTCATTATCCGGATCGTCGGTTATCCGATCGAGATACTTCGTGTCACGATTTTCCGGCTTCATCCATCCAAGGTGCTTTACTCTGACACTGCTGTGTATTCCCGGGTGCTTATATACCTGCTCCGGAACGCTGCCGCAATGACGCTTTTTATTAGGCCATGTATAATTTTCATCGCGATTTACCCTGAACATCCTTGATCCATAGAAAGTACCGGCTGGCCAGATGTCGTCATCCCGGTAATGCTGTTCGTCGTTCCACATATCGTAGAATCGAAAGCCAACCCAATCTGCTTGAGTTTGGGACATGATATAAGGAAGGTGTTCCTTCATCCTGTCAGCTTCGTAAATCTCATCGGCGTCGATGGCTATGAGCCAGTCAGGCTGAGCTTTAAGCGCATAGTTCAGTAATTCCCCTCTTAACAAAGATTCGTCTTCCCACGTATTGCTTGCCCTGTGAAGAGTAACCCCGCCACCACAAATATCGTCAGCAAGTTCCTCCAAATTTCTAAGATTATTCTCGTCGGAATGATCATCCAGTATCACTATTTCGTCGCAAAAAGAAAGCGTGTATTCAATCACGCGCTCAAGGTACCGGTTGGCTTCATTATGGGTAAGCATCATGGCGACAAGTTTTTGTTTTTTTGGCTTTGAGTCAATAGCTTTTTGCCTAATCGCATTGATTTCCTTTCTTTTTTCATTCATCACGGGAGTTATCTGCTCGGATACAATTTGTTCAATGTCGCTATCTGTAAGTTCGCAAGCTGGCTTTTTAAAAGAATACTGCTCTTGAGGCAAAACCCCAAATTGCGCAAGAACGTGCATCCATCTGGCTTTCCATACATCTATATCAAAACACTCGCAGGCGATTTCCCGGTTCCGCTTGCCGAACTTCTCGCAAAGATCTTTATCTTCGGCGAGCGCCTTAATATAATCGCTTAAATTTTCATGGTTTGGATCATATATCAGGCAGTTATATCCGGGTATACAGGCATCGCCCAATCCTCCAACCGGTGTTGTAATGACGGGCAGCCCGGATGCCATGGATTCAAGCAAAGACAGCGAAAGCCCTTCCGTACTGATTGTTGGTACCAGCGAAATATCTGCCTGACGGTAAACTTCAGGCATATCGTCCATTTCTTTTTGAATAAACTGTACGTTTTTCCGATGCTCATGGGCTTTAAAAAATTCTTTCGCCGCGCCTTCATCCCATGCCTGGCCTGCCAAGGTAAAATTATATTGCGGCAATTCGATAAACGCCCTTGTAACTTCAGTGCTTCCTCTTAATGTAGTTAAGCGGCGCGGAAACAAAATATTGGTTTCATCCCGGTTTTTTTTAGTTGATGGAAAGAATTTTTTTGTGTCGCAATAGTTATAGATAATCCGGATCTTTCTCTCGCTTCCGGGATCCATCGCGGCCAATGTCTTTCGAACATTCGAGTCTACGCTGACAACGGCGTCTGGAGCGGTAAACCCGTACATCTGCCGTTTGAAAAATTCTTTCCTTTTGGCCTCATCCATCATTTGAACAGTATTTACACCCTGTGTATTATCCCAAAATATTCCATGACTTATAGCTATGCACGGGGATAACGCATTGGGCCATGCCATAAACGTTGCCCAATAAACTCTGAGATCATCAAGGGATGAGTATTCATTAAACCTCCAGTTCAGATCAGCGCATGTGTTCATGTCCCAAGGTGAACTCGGCATACATACAAAGATAATATCCCTGAATTTTTTCGAGAATACTTTTGTTATACCGTAAAATGGCTGGTAAACTGTAACTGTATGTCCATATTCCCGCAACATTTGGCAGAAATCGAAGAGATATCTTTCGCTGCCTCCCCAAACAACCCTGTCTTGCCCTCTGATTGATTTTCCGTCCACTATGCGGGTAACCTCCTTCGCATCGTGAAATACCGGACTGGTTAAAATTCCTATACGCATTGTTTTCGCCTCCTAAAAATAATTAATCAAACCATTCCGGTTTCTCGTAATAGCCCGGAGCGGTTTTTGTCAGTTCTTTGACCTCCAAACATTTCTCGCAGTAGAAGCGATCAACCCGCTTCCAGTCGATTTGCGCGCTGTAGCCAGGCGAAGCCGTCTTGGCGTGCCGCCTAACTGTTTCCATGTAAACCCATTTGTGTTCACATTCGCCCATAAAATTCGCCTCCATCTGCCTCCGCTTAAATTATAAGGGCTTCGCAGAATGGCGCGAAACGGAGGCGATTCCGCACACAATGCCATTCTTGTTGACGAAGCCCTTTGGTATATAAAAAGCAGATTCTCCGCTTAATATATCAACATACCTTTTTTACACCGCTTATCAATCCGCACCACGGAAGTGTTTCGACAATCGCCTCGTATCCGGAAAAACTGAAATACAGAGCGCTTATGATGTCGTCGAAATCGGAATCTTCTCCGTTATGGTATTGCGTTGACTGCCCTGAGCGGTTTACGGATATATATCCCTTCAACTGATTCTCAGTTTCTTGTGACCATGGGATCTTGCAATATTGCTGTTCGACGATTATCGCGAAATCCTCAACGAGCTTTTCCTTGTTCCTCCCCTGCTCGGGGATAGGAACGTTCGTTACGCCGCGCTTTGTTAACTGTGAGCTTATCGTCTCGCCGACGCCGGTTTGACCAAAATGACAGACAGCGCCATTATAAAGTCGTGAATAATAAGCTACTCTATCCCATTGAGCGTCCCATCCAAGACTCATCATTGGGTCTACTTTAACTACTTTTCCCGTACTGTTATGGACAACAACGGGCTTACCATCGCCTTTTGAAGCCGGGTCATATCCCATAGTGTATATTTCAAACGGTTCAGGCCGTTCCCATTCCTGCCAGAACGCATTTATTTGTTCGTCAGAAACGCAATCGACAGGAGGTTTGACAAGAACTCGCTCATAATTCGGGAAAACGGAGTTAATGTCGCATAAGAATTCGGCGAGATAGTCCTGTTTGTATCGGTTTCTGGACATTCTCCGCTCAAGGTTTTCCCTGTATGTCCGGCCATTCTTTGTCATTTGGTTGCCGCGCACGGCCATGTATGGGTTGTCCCAAGTGGTAAACGTCCAGCTTTCCCAGTCAGGATCCCATTCGGAGGTTCCATTTTGTCCCCATTTCCACATCTTGTAGAAATAATTCATGCCCAATGGGGAAGAATTGATGATCGCAATGCCGCCTTTCCCGCCAACGCCTCTTCCGGGGGAATTTAAACGGCCTTCAAGGTTGCTCCAGACATCTTCTAAATCAGCAATACGCGCAGCCTCGGTTATCAGGACAACGTCAAGGCCAACACCGACCAGCGACTCGGGATCGTAAGCGGAGTGCACTTCTATAATTCCGCCATTTATCGTTTCAATAGTCCGGGTTGTCTTTGAAACGTCGACGACAATTTCTTTTGGGACGGTATGCATCAGTTCGCGCCAGTTCTGGTTCGCGACCTTTTCTGTTGGTGCAATTATCCACATCAATGCATGAGGAACCATACTCCCGTCGCGTTCCTCATTCAGGCATTCGATAAAATATCGTATACCTTCCATGATCGAGCAACGGTCTTTCCCCCATCGGATTCCCGCGTTTATAACTTTAAATCTTGCTTTTGAATTGTGAATCAATTCCTGCCCTGGGTGGGGGGTATAGTCAACCCCCACATTTATGCCGCCGCGGGCATTGGTCATTCGGCACGAAGGGCACGTTTTGAACGAGGTATAAGCTTCATATTCTGGACGCCACGTTTGGGCAAAAGGTTTTCCGCATTGGATGCAGATTGACATCTTGCCGCTGGTGGAATGCTGTATTAACTTCTCGTTTTTTTGTTGCATGATGCTTACAGATCCGCCTTTTCGAGGCATAATACCACCACCTAAAGCCAATTCCAGCCCCAAGCCAACAGTTAATTGACCAGCTTTTCACCCTATATCTTACGACATCATCCGAAATATTAAAATGCGGGTAAGGATTTGTACCTTACACAGTGATTTTCACGGTATCTCGTTTATGCCCGATATTGCTGGATCCTCAGCGCCCTATCACCAAGAGCCATTGGGTAAACCGCTTCTTTGCGTCTTATTCCGCCACCGCATTTATAATCAAGAGATATATTCCTTCAAGTGCTCTTTGACGAATCCTCTCATGCCAGCGCCAGGGTTATATTCCGGATAAATTTTGAGGAATTCAGCTTCGCAATCTTCCATGGTTTCGCCTGTAATAATGCCGTGCTTAATGAGATATAAAAGGCAAATCGATGGGCTTCTGCTGAAACCCTCATTGCAGTGGACAAGCACTTTTAATCCCTCGCCCAATTTTTGTTCTACGAAGTCAAGCGCCTTGTCAATCATGTCTTTTGAGAAGAAAATGGAACTCGGGGCGTCGACAATGTTCAGCGCAAGTCTGTTTCCTCTTTCGGCCCACAGGTATTCAGGGGAGTCCTTAGGGGCTCCACGGCCTGTATAGCAAAGGAATTGACGATGATGGGATTCCTTACACGCATGAAGGACAGCCCATCCGTTCGTGGGTTGATCAACATCTCGTCCGGGGACGCACTCTTTTTCAAGGCCATGCCAATCGTTGTCGTTGCCACAGTAAAGGTTTTCAAATACCTCTTTCATTTTAGTTTGCCTCCATCCGATATTTGATTACATTTTTCGCATTGCCTATCGTTGTCATTGAAATTTAAACCCATTTCTGAAAAATCTAATCCGCATACTGTTTTACAATTTTCTACGAAATCATAGTTACAACCATGTCGTATTTTCCCATAGGAAACCACCTGATGGATAATGCCTAAGTATTTCGCTTTCATAAAAAATCCCGCCTCCTAAAATTATTAAAATGGATGTGTCGATAAAAGTATCAGTGCATATGCACTGATTAAAAGCATGGCTAACGCAACGAGAAAAAGGAAAATAACAACACTCTTAAACTCCTTGTTTTCCATAGACTGCCTCCCGGAATATTATAATTTCAACAAATTTCCATCTTGATCTGCATAGTTTTTTTCCAACAACTCACAATATGTCTTTTTAAAAAGTGTATAGACTGTGGTATGACAGTCCCTGCATATGTCGCCAATTTCTACACTTATAATGACTTTTTCGGATTTTGATTTCAGGTAATCATATAGCCGCTGACCTTTTTTGCTTAACTTTTTCAATGTAATCGCCTCCTAAAAATAATTCTCTAAGTCAGATCAACGAGATCCAAGCCATGGTTCGCTGCCCATACGTTGTGATCCTGAATGAGTAAATTTATTCGCTCTTTGTGAAGGGAAAGCTGTTTTTCATTTGATAGTTTCTTTTCCTCTGCCGCTTTAATTGTCGATTCCAATTCTGCGGTATGGCATTTTTGCTCGTGTAGCCATTCACCGAACTCTTTGAGATATAATTCTTCAGCCCTATTCATAAAAATACCTCCTAAAATTTTAATAACTCCCTTATTGCGTAATACATTTGCAGATAAATAAATGTCCCAGCATATTTCTTGTCGATGAAGTGAATATCAAGCCCATATCTGTGTCCAAAACTGAAAAGAGACGCCAGATATGATTTTTCGTTGTATTCAGTTTTGTATTTGTGCTCAATGATCTTCTCAAGCCCGGAAGATTCCTCTATCATCACAATGAATCGCTTGCCTTTAGCCCGCTGAAATTCTTCCTCCAAGCGATTCCGATCGTTGGTGAAGTTCCCTGAGAGTTCTTCAAGGCTGCCTTTGCGCTCAATATAGCAGTCGACATATGTGTCACGGATAATCCCAAGTTCCGGATCTGCCGGAAGAAAACATGAATAATCCCCAAAATCAAGCTTTTTGCTGACATGGGGAATTTTTTTATGGTCAAAATATTTGATTATATGGTCATTTGCATTTTCCCGGGTATCTACGACAATAGCGATGCTTTGCAAGAGCTTTTTCAACTCAGTATCGGTATACCGGTAATATTCAATCAATGTATTCGCCTCCACTTAACCAAGCCCCATATGGCTAAACCTGTATATACAAAAAATAACAGACTTTGAGAATAAAGCCCCTTTGAAAAATCATATATGCACCAAAAACAATTCGTGAAGAGCCATACCGCGAAACACCATTGCTTTTTATGAATATTTGCAATTGTGCCGATTAAGCTTGCTATGGTAACGCCAATAGTCCAATCCATATTATCGCCTCCAAATTAATCGTCTGACGTATCCACCTGAAGCGCCCCCTGCACCACTCCGGTGCTTCTGAACATAAAATTAATTTTTGTCCTTTTTTTGGTTCCCATTTCATCCATAACATTCGGATTCATGAGCTGCTTGAGGGTATTTGACAGTTTTTCAGCCGCTTCAGCCATAAGCTTCATATCCAGCGGTGTTTGTATATTTTGCGTTACCCTCTTAAGAACCTCTTCCGTCGAAACGGCATAAATAATCTTGTCTATGGTGCTTATCGTCTGTTTTGCTACATCAAGTTTTTTGTTTTCAACCTCGAGTTCAACCCTTTGACGCCGAATGGATAGCTGTTGCTTTTTGATTTCGGCGAGCGACTCAATCTCATTGATGATTTCAACTTTTTGCTCCGTTTCCTGTCCAACAGTTATCGGAAGATTTTGTTGGGATTGCGGGATTAACGGGTTGTAGGCCAGAAGCTCATTTTTTTTAGGCGCGGGCTTCGCTTTCTCGGTTTTTGGTTTACTTTTGGTACTTTTTTTGGCCGTAGTGCTTTTTTTGATCGGCATCAGCCATCACCACCTAATATCTGCTCTCGTCTATCGTTGAACTCCTGTATTGCTACCCTCAGCATGTCCCGATATCCGACTTTGACCGACGACATGGAATTGGCCTTATCCACTATCGCCTTAAACAATCCGTATGTTTCCTTGTCGCAGTCGAACCTTAGCTGGGTATAGTTTTCATTATTTTTCCATTTTGGCGGTCTTCCGGTGCTAACCTTCGGAACCTGTCCGGTTGTACGCCACTTTTCGAAGTGCTTTTTAAGAATGGCATATGAAACCTCGTCGCCTTCTCTGAAACAGGTGAAAAGATGGGCTATCGGTTTTATGGCCTCAACAGCATCTATCCCGTGATTAAACGCGTCGTTTACCGTGTCTTTTGGGATCCCCATCATGCGGGCAACCGCTTGAAGGGTATAGAATGTTTTGGGTGGTTTTAACATGTGATCGCCTCCTTGTCCCTGTTTATAAGCATAAAGAAAGCCGCTTCTCCGGCGTGGGAGACAAGCGGCTATTCGGCTGCATACCGTCTTTATACTATTTTTTTATTCTCCAGATACTGCTTTAAATTTTCCTCGTCTGATTCTGGCGGCATATTCATCGTATTCGTTTTTTGCTTTTTCTGATGGGGAACAGCTTAAGTACTTCTCGTTATGGTTGAATTTTTCCGGTTTCATATCGTTGTCATATGTTTGGACGTAAACATTTACCGCGCCAATAACAATATTGTTTTCATATATGTGTCTTACAAGCGTTTCTGCCATTCTTTCAGGGGTTATCCCTTTTTCAAATTTAATCCTCATTTGCCTGCCGTTGCCCCCTTTCTAATAAATTTGCCGTCAACAAAATAGCATTGTGACTTATTGTCGTATCGAATTATACCTAACTTATTAAGCTCGTTAAGAATAGTCTTTGCCTTAGAAACACCAACGTTTAAAAGCTCGGATATCATCTGCCTTGTCAACGCTTTTCCGTTTCGTTTCCCTACAAGCCTCCCCGTATTCCACTCAATATGCGCAGAAAGCTTGATTATTGCACCGGCAGCCTCTATTGAAAATTCGTCCTTTCCAATTTCATTGAAAGCGTTCGGCATGAGCATTACAAACGATTTTTTGCCACCGGTGCCTTTGGGGCTAACTCTTTTAAATTTGATTTCTTCGTTCTCGTTTTCCTTAACAAACTGTTTTGCCGTTTTTTTGCTGTTCCATAATGCATACATTGGCTTTTCTGATTCTGGCAATGATACAAAGATAAGCTCCTGATTATTTGATGTTCTTTCGCGCCCGATGACAAATTCATCTTTTACGACATTCCTGTTGCCATTCAAGTACTCAATGGTTTCCTTTTTCATCTATGAGTTCACCACCTTCAGGGTAGGGGGGGGGTGGTATACCCAGTCATACCACCCTAAATTGCCATGTAATACATGTGTATCTAAGGCGGAACCGGGTTTTGATATGTAAATTGCCTTATATATGATTTTTTTGGGCAATAAAAAACCCCGGATTTTCTTCCAGGGCTTCTTGCCTTCTCTGACATTTTAATTTTACCCCCCACTTGACAAAATGTAAACCCGCAAAAAGTAACAAAAGGTAACATTAGGTAACGAGTTTTACAAATTCGCCGTATGCCCGTTCTATATGTTTTGCGTGATAGTTAATTTCTTCCGCGACTTCTGCCCATAAAACGCGCTTCTTCTGCCAGAATCTGAACTTTATAATTGTCCGCTGAAGGGGTGTCGCTGCATTAAGCGCCCTTTCTATAGCTCTCTTCGCAACCATTATATCCTGTAATTCTACGAGTGTTTCTTTGTAAGCATCGCACATGGTGTCCAACATTGATTTTTTTTCATCTTCGGGCATTAATTTTTTCCGGTATTTTTCTTTTTCTGATTTGTAGTATTCGAGGTTGCCTTGTAGCCGTTCAATTTCTTCATCGATCTCTGGGTACATCCTGAGGTATTTTTCCACTTGTTGTTTGTCCATTCAAAACACCTCCCTTAGTTTTATTTTAATGCCTAAACTGTCTATTGGCAATAAGCTGCTTTAATGTTTTGGGTGAATATAGTGGTGAAGTTTATTGCCACCGGAATGCTTTTTTTGAAAATTTCGAGAGAGATTTCCGCGTAAATATGCGTTTCAGGTGAAATGCTTCTGCGGTATGGATGCGAGTAAGAGGAACAGGGCTTTTGGAAGGGGATATTTTTTTGAGGGGGAACTCTCCGCCGCCCGCCGCATGGGTCCCCCCAGGGGTCTGTCCGGGAACGAAAAGGGTGCTGGTTGACCGCCGAAAAGCCGCTTTTTGAATCCGAAACACTACATAAACACTACATATAGTGGTATGCCCTGAAATGCGGATAAAATCAGGGGAAACAGGGGTAAAATAATACCGAAAAGATATGAAAACGGTATGGTAATGACGTCATGACAGAAAAAGGCGGATGCTGTCACACTCTCGTGACGGCGTGGGGAATACCAACATATGATATAGTTACCATATCTATACAGTTTATTATGGCACCGTCAAACTGTTTGCTCCCAGCAAACAACCTAAAAACAATTTGCTATCAGCAAACACTTATTGCCAATAATTAACAATACACAATAAGCCCTTGACGCAACCAGTTGCGAAGACGGCCATACAGCAACCCGCGCGATCCCTGTTAAGTACTTAAGCTTTACACCCGTCACCCAATCAATCCATACTAAACCGATAGACATAGTATACATATGCAATAACGCGCTGTATCGGCAGCCGCTATAGTGACGCTGAATTACGTCGATAATCCAAACCTTGATACACACATTACTTATATAGTACAATAAAAGACAGTACTAAAATAATCATACGAAAGAAGGGTATGCACATGGCAATCAACAAAGAAAAAAGCGTCCAGGTGTGGGCTGTACTGGATAAAGAATCTTATGCGTTGCTTAAGGATATAGCGGCAGCGGAAGAGCGATCTATATCTAAGCAGTCCGCATATATCATCAAAGAATATATCCGGCAACGCGCAAAGAAAAAATAATACCGAAAACTTTTTTGACATATTATAGTAATAGGCTGTAACCCGGCAATGGCAAGGGTTACAGCTTTTTGTTTTTCTAAAAATAAATACCGAATAAATTGAAAAAGTACTTGACTATAAAGAGTAACTGTGGTACTATAATAGTTTAATCTAATACGATCTAATACGCCCTTTCGGGCACTGGCTCCCACTCTTGGGGGCAGCGCGGAACAAATCCCGCGCCTGACCGGCACCGCATCGGCCACTATAGCAGGGGAAATGAATCGACATCAAGCAGCCCCAGGATATCAAGGCTATATACCGAAAGCGTCGGGATGAAGGGAGAATTGAATAATCGGCTTAAAATTGAAATGTAATGCAGCCTGCTTTATTGCAGCCGGTTGACAGCCCGGAAGAATGCAGATCACATTTTAACAATTAAAAGGGGTTTATCAATGAAAAAATATGCCATTTATATCACCGACAAGGACGGCATGGGCGGCGAGATGAAATGCGATGCAGCCAATAAAACGGACGCCTTGAAAAAAGCACGCGCTTATATCCGGGCAACGGCATAAGCCCTGACCGCAAGGCAGGCAGCCGCAGGAGGTTTTTATGAAAATAAAGAAGGTTATCGAAAACTTAAAAGGGATTGAAAACGTCGACAGAAATAATCTCTATAATAAGATCGTCTGTGCGTTCGAGGATTACGCCTACATGGGCGTATCAGAAATTGTCGTTTCTGCGCCAAACAGAAGCGAACCAAATAAATTAAACGCTTACGCTAATCACGAAGACGCCCCTATTGTTAATATTTACATTATAGAAAATAACGACGGGACAGTTTCAATTGAAGACGCTTGCTGATCTTCTGAAATAATATTGACGCTGTCCTACCGGCTACGGGAAGATTGGAGCTTGAAAATGAAAACTTTACAGGGAAAATTCAACTTGTCGGATGACGATGTCTCCATCCTGGAGGCCGCCATCGCAGACAAAAAAGTAACCCTGCGCGATCTGCGCGGTTACGCCGGAATTATGCCGTACGGGTTTACGCCGGAGCAGTTTGCGGATTGGGCAATGGAAGAGTTTCCCGGTATGTGGGAAAGCCGGGAGGATCTTTTAGAGACTATCTCGCACGATGATCATTATATAGTCGGAGACGGCTATATAATCCAGATCGCCAGATAGCTGCCGGGGGCTTTATCCCGGTTGCCTGCAATTCCCAGCCTCCACGCGGCGCAGGCGGAAACGGAGCAATCCGGCCAATGGGAAAATTAAGGGGGAAACAGTGAAATTTCAAAAGTTTGAAGTCGGGCAGCCATATAAGCCCGGCACAACTCATTACAGCGAAGATACACGGTTTGATTTTCAGCAGTCCGGCGCGGTGCTGGAGCTTTACTTCAACCGTCCGACAGGCGATGAGATTCAGGATGTCACCAGAGGCCGGTTCGAGATCGGCTTCTATGATCGCGGCAGCGTGATCTTCATGCTTTTCAAGTTCGGTGGCTGGCGATGGATGGACGCGCCATATACGGTTCACCTGTCCGCGCCGTTCACATTTGAGGATCCGACGCCGGGAACTGGTTACGGCTTGAGCATTTTTCTGATCGATGCGGCAACGGGGATTTTGCGGGGCATGCGTTACGTTAGTTTATCAACGGAGTTTTCTCAAAAATTCAAATTTTCTGTCGAACGACAAAAGGAAAAGCCCTTTATCGG